GAAAGAAGAAAAAAACTTATCTAAAAGCCATACTATATCAATGACAGATCGAGAATGGGAAATATTCCAAAAGAACGGCGGGACAAAGAATTTAAGACGCCTCATAAATCTAGGCAAATTTAGGAGGATTATTTAATGAAATACTATAACCTGAATAAAGACACAGCAGACGAATACAAAAACCCAATTTTATTAAAAATAAACTCCAAAACTTGCAAGATGATAAAACAAATAATAACTATTATCAGAAAACATAGAGAACTGGAAAAAAATATTATAAAAGAAATTGCACTTACAAACAATATAGATGAATACGAATTAAGCGATTTATTAGCAGAACACGACTTTTTATGCGACGCAATAGAATATGGTATAACAGATAAAACGCTTGTTGAAATAAGCAAAAAGGAATATGACAAACTTAAACAGCTCTAGTCGGGGCTGTTTTCTTCCATTTCAAGGATTGCCCAATCTCTTTCAGCCTCCGTATATAAAAGTTTTTCTTGTAGATCCTCGATTTTTTCTCTTTGAGCCTCTAGCAAACTGTCTTTTATTTCACTCTCCGACATCATAACGCATTTATCAGAATTGACCGACACACGAGCATATTTATAACGCTCTCCCGCTGGAATTTTATCACAGCTTACCGAATTATCAGTAAACCACATTAAAAGGCTAAAAACAACGAGAAAACCACATATAAATAAAAAAACTTCCCTCATCTAGCAACACGCCCCCACCAGCGGATCTCTCCGATTACTTCAAAATCATAATCTATATTTTTTGAGAAATCAACATAAAAAGGATCGTATTTTTCCTTATTATCGGAAATAACCTTAATTTGATATGGCGGGATCTTTTGTAGTCTTTTAGCGTATAATTGCCCCTCAATCCTTACGCAATAAATACGCCCGTCGTAAACTTCTTTTTTGCTCAAATCTATTAAAAGACTGTCCCCACCCTCAATAGTTGGCGTCATACTGTCCCCGCTGGCAAAAATCATTTGAGTATTGCTTAAACTTACGCCAATATCACGGGCAAGCTCACGGCTTATTTTATAAACGCCTGTCTGATCCTCGTTATAAACTGTTATCCCTGAACCCATAGAGGCGTAAACGTCCCCACGCACGGGAATATCCATAAACTCATCTTCATTATTATTTGATGTCAAACTTTTGCCAATCTTTTTTTCGACAGCCTCAATCTCTTTAGTAGTTAATTGTGTCCCTAATCTTTTCTTACGACTAACGCTAGTTTCATCAATTCCCCATATAAAAGCTAACTCACGATTAGTAAGTTTACCATAATTTAACTTTTGTAGAGTTTCTTGTAATTCAGTCGTATTCATAGTTTTACCCGTCCTCTGACATTTGTTTGACACAAATTTAAAAAAATGCTTGACATTTGTTTGACATTGTGCAATAATACAATCAACGAACGAACAAACAAATTGAAAAGGCGAAATTATGGAGAAGATTTGGAAACCTAATACAACTATGAATGTTCCTATTGATTTGCTTGATAGGTGTGCTACGTTCGTTAAGGAAACTCCGGAAATAAAAAGCCGTAATATCCTTATCGAAAGATCGCTAACCTATGTTATGGATCATTGGGAAGAAATTAAAGAAGAAATTATGGCTTTAGCCGCATAACTTTTTTAATACTTCATTTTAATTTTTAACACACAAAAAAAATAAACGCAAGGGGCGAACCCTTAAATAGCGTTATTTTGTAATGCGAAAAATCAGCACTTTGACAACTGAATAACGTAAGACTACCGACGCAGAGTAAGACGCTTTAAGCGGGCTGAAAGCTATAAGCGGAGCAGTAAAGACGAATACACAAAATTTTTAATCATATATTGCCCCGTTTCAGGAATGGGGCGGGGCTTTATAAAAAGAAAGGCGGTAAAAAATGTTTAATAATATTAAAAAATTCATCAATAATAAGAAAGCACAAAAACTAATTAAATTAAGACAAGAAAACAGACGCAAATATTTTGAAATCAGAGGAGCGGTAATCAAATTTTACGAGGATCAAGACGCTACAACAGGACAAATCGAGATCCCAGCTTTCCAAAGAGCAGACATCACACTAAAAGAGATTATTAAGACTCCAGCGGATTTAGATTTTTACTACAACAAACTTTTACAATATAGGGCGGTGGCATAATGACCGATTACGATAGCTGGCTATTTAAACAGGCTGAACAACACACAGCCCCTTGTGAGCCAAAAGTCGTAGCAGTCCATTTAGAACCACAGGACGGGGACGTCGCAAGAGAGCCCGTTTATAATTGCGAAAATTGCCAAGAATGCGATTGCGATTATTGGGAAGAACACAACGACTACCCCGAAATACAGGCAGAAATGGACGAGGCTATATTATGGGGCATATAATAGAAAGAATTAACAACGAAAAAGACTGGCACACAGGAAGATCCAAAGGTATAGGCGGATCAGATGTAGCCAGTCTTTTAGGGTTAAACCCTTATAAAAACAATGTTGAGCTATGGCGAGAAAAAACAGGACGAGCAAAAAGCGAAGATATAAGCCGAAAACCTTGCGTAATATATGGCAAGAAAGCGGAGGAATATTTAAGAGAACTTTTTAAGCTCGATTATCCACAATATGAAGTAACCCATAGCCCTTATGATTTACATATACATAAAGATTTTAATTTTATCCGAGCAAGTTTAGACGGCGAATTATTAGAAGTCAAAACAGCTTTAAAAGGTATTTTTGAATGTAAAACAACCGAAATAAGACGGGCTCAAGACTGGAAAAAATGGGACAAAAAAATCCCTATGAATTACTTTTGTCAGGTTTTACATTATTTCATTATTGATAGCGATTATCAATTTTGTAAATTAAAAGCACAAATCAAACATACAGTAGGGGACGAAACCCAGCTTACAACAAAACATTATCACATCTTACGGGAAAAGCACACAAGCGATATAAACTATTTGCTCGAAAAAGAGTGCGAATTTTGGCATTATGTCGAAAAAGACAAAGAGCCCCCGTTAATATTACCAAGTATATAAGGAGAAACAATGAAAAAATTTTTTAAATGGTTATTTATTACACCAATTATATTTTTTGGTGTATGGCTAATTGCTTTATTTTGGGCGGAATTTAGAACCGCTCTTATAAACGCTATCAAATCAGAATTACAAGAAATCGAAAGGAGACAAAACAATGGAATTTAAACTAATAAATCCCGAAAGCGAAAACGGATTTATTCAAGCGATTGAGTTTAATTTTGACGAACTCAAAACAGAATTAAGCACAAGGCTTGAAAAATACAACAACCTCACATACACAGAGGAAACAGTTAAGAACGCCAAAGAAGATAGAGCGGGCTTAAACAAATTCAAAGAGGCAATCGAAACACGCCGAAAAGAAATAAAAGCGTTATGTATGAAACCTTATAACGACTTTGAGGTAAAGGTTAAAGAGCTTACAAGTTTAATTGATAAGCCGATTTTGGCAATAGATACTCAAATCAAAAACTTTGATAATCAAAGAATGGAGGCAAAAAGAGTAGATATTACAGACTTTTATAATTCAGCTATTGGCGATTTAGTAGAAATCTTGCCACTTGATAAGATTTTTAATACAAAATGGCTAAACTCTACTTATAAAATGACAAATATTGAAAAAGAAATTGTCGAAACAATCGGAAAAGTAAAAGGAAATCTAAACATAATAGACGATCTAAAACTTGATCCTGATTTAGCATTGCAAGTAAAAGACAAATATCTAACAACTTTAGATTTTGGTCTAGCTATGGCAGAAAAAACACGCCTCGAAAATCTTAAAACGGCGATTAACAAGCGTGAAACTATCCAAGATGAACAAATACACCAAGAGGAAGTTAAACCCGTCTTAATCGACGAGCAAACGCCGGAAATTGAGCAAAATGTAACTCCAATTACAGAGAAAATTTATTATAAAGAATTTTTTGTAAGAGGGACAAAAGCTCAACTAATAGCATTAGGCGAATACTTAAAAGCAAATAATATCGAATATGGAGGAATTGCACAATGTCAATCTCAAATAGCTTAACACAAGCACCAGCGAAGAAATCAACTTTTTCAACTTTTATGACTTCGGACGCCGTAAAAAATAAAATAAATCAAATGATAGCGGGAAAAGACGGGGCAAAGTTCATAACTTCTATTGTTTCCCTTGTATCAAATAACCCAGCTATTGCAGAATGTGAACACAGTACAATTTTAGCAAGTGCACTTTTGGGCGAAAGTTTAAAACTATCCCCAAGCCCGCAGTTAGGGCACTATTACATAGTACCTTTTAAAGACAACGACAAGAGCGGAAATTTAAAAAGAGTTGTTGCAACTTTCCAGCTAGGATATAAAGGCTATATTCAATTAGCTATGAGATCAGGAAATTACAAGGATCTTGATGTTATAGAAATCAGGGACGGCGAATATCTAGGCAAAGATAAATTTACAGGAAAACCAAAAATAGAATTTATCGAGGACGACGACGAAAGAGAAAATCTCCCAGTAGTCGGCTATTATGCTTATTTTGAACTCTTAAACGGCTTTAAAAAGTCAATGTATTGGAGCAAGGCTAAAATGGAGGCACACGCCGAGAAATACTCACAGGCTTATAGATATGACCTTAAAAAAGGTTATTCATATAGTTATTGGTCTAAAGATTTTGACGGTATGGCATTTAAAACAATGTTACGCCAGCTAATCAGTAAATGGGGTATTATGTCGGTTGAATTTCAAACCGCTATGTCTAACGATATGGCTATGATTGACGAAAACGGACAACCTCAATATGTAGATAATCAAGAGGACGTTATCGAGGCGGAAGTAAGCACGGTAAAAACAGAACCGGCGAGCGATCCATTTAAAGACTTTGACGAATAGGCTACAAGACGGGGGAGAAAATGGACGAGGAGCAAATAGAAGTCCCAGCCGTTGAGGACTTTTCGGAGCAACTTTTAAGCACGGCTAAAGATATGAAAGAGTTAGCTTTTGCTTATTACGAGGCACGCAAAAAATATGCAAGTTGTTTAAATAAAATAACGGTAATGGTTTATAAGGCGGGTTTACATAAGAATAAAGCCGCCTTTGAAAACAAAATCCCTATGCTTTTTGCAGATCCTATATATTCAGATGAGGCAATAACAACCTTTTCTAATATGAACGAATACGAGCAAGAATATAAGGGGCTTGAGCTAGTTTTAAAAGCCTTTGGAGCGGAAATATCAGGAATACAAAGTATTATCAAATTTATGCAACAAGGCGAAATAAACGAGGCTATGAAAAATAAATACGAGAATTATTACAATTAAAGGAGATTTTTATGTCAAGAGTAAAAACAAATTCAGTAATTTTAACAGGCAGAGTGAGCAAATTTAAAGAGATGAAATACTTTGAAACTGGCGGAGCTGTTTGCACAATCGGACTAGGAGTAAAAAAGAACGAAGATAAATGGAGCAATTTTTTTGTAGATTTTTTCAATAATTCTAATAGAAATCTAGCAGAAGAAGTCGGAGAAAATGTAAAAGAGGGCGATTACATTACGATTAAAGGACGATTAAACGAAAATAGATTTACACCTAAAGAGCTTGAGGGCAAATTAGACGAAAAAGGTAATCAAATTACAAAATCTCAAATCAAAGTTATTGCTTACGACTGGAATAGAGTTAAATGGAATGATGAGCTTGAGGGCTACGAAACAATAGAGGAGTAAGAGGGACAATGCGAATTGATAATGAGATTATAGAGGGCGGTTGTATTCTGTTATCGAGGCAAATTCTCACATCTGAAATATGGAGAAAACCGCCCGAGTATTTAAAAATCTTTCTCTATATTCTTTTAAAGGTTAATCACAAAGACGGGTTATTTCCTCGAGGAAGTAACTTTTTTAATTTTTCAGACGAAAAGCCAAGCGGGGTAACAAAAGATCAGATTTACAAGTTTTTGCAATGGGCAAAAAGCGAAAAAGTCCAAATTTTGGCAACACAGAAAACCACACGAGGCGTAGTAATCAAAGTCAATAATTACGACCGTTATCAGACTATTGAAAATTATCAAAAGCAACACGAACGGCAGAATAACGGCAGAATAACGGCAGAACAGCGGCAGAATAACGGCAACACTATAAACAATAATGTAATAATGAAAGAATGTAATAATGTAATAAGTATAGATAAGGAAAAACCAAAAAGAGCAAAAAAAGATTTTATACCTCCTACATTAGAAGAAGTAAAAACCTACTGTTTAGATGAAAGAAAAAACAATGTAGATTATAAGAGATTTTTTGATTATTACAATGTTTCTAATTGGAAAGATCGGGACGGTAAACCTCTAAAGAATTGGAAACAAAAAATAATTGCGGTATGGGAAAAACAAAGCGGAGGCAATAACCCCGCCCCGCAAAAAAATAATTCAGAAAAAGAAGATTTTTATATGAGCTTATCAAGGAGGTAAAAATGGATTTATTAAAGCAATATCAACAATATGTAAAATCAGAAACCGATTTAATCTATATTGATGAATACAGGCAAGCGGACGACGACACACAAAAACAAGCGTTATTGCTTTATCAAGAAAATAAAGACATTAAAGCGGTTATTGATTTTTGCAAAAAACAAAAAATGTTTAGAGTTGCTGAAAAACTTAAAAAAGAGGCAAATTTAAGCAAAAGATTTACAACAAGAACTTTTGAAAATTTCTTAATCGAAACACCAGCACAAAAAAATGCTTATGAATTAGCTTTAAACTATTCTCAAAATATAGATAAAGAGCTAGAGGACGGCACAGGTATAATTTTTGTAGGTCAAGGGTGCGTCGGAACTGGTAAAACTCATTTAGCTTGTGCGATCGCAAACGATTTACTTAATAGAGGCTATCCCGTTAAGGTTATCAATGTAGCTAAAATGATTTATCAGATCAAAGAAGATTTTAAGGTTGATGATTATATCAATGTCCCAATCCTTTTAATTGATGATTTAGGCAAGGAAACAGGCACTCAATGGGTTTGTGAAATGCTTTATTTTATCTTTAATGAACGATATGAGGCAATGAAACCGACAATAATCACGACCGAAAATGGACTTGATGAAATCAAAAGAAATTATGTAACAACAGTAAACGGAACAACAATAGACAGGGGAAAATCAATTATAAGCAGATTAACGGAAGATTTTATTTATATTCCCCTTACTGGTGATGATTTTAGACAAAGGAGGGCAGCTTAATGGATATAATATTAGAGCGGAGCTTTATAAAAAACTATGAAGAATTTAAGCGACAATTAAAAGTCTTTTACTCTCAAA